AATGTACGCTTTTCATTAAAATCAACAGTATATGATTTATCCAATGTATTTGTAACTTCTCTATCGACATAAAACTCAGATGTCATCCCATAAAATTTGGATGATAGATTAATATTACCAACAGAATAGTTAAGTTCAATTATAGACTTTCTTGAAAAATCATAATACTTATCCAAGAATGTAATAAAATTTGGATATTTATTATATAGACTCTGTGGTATAACGGTTGATAATGTCTTTCCTCTTATATTATATGCCATTCAAAACATCCTAATAAGTTACTGTACTACCACCAGTAGTGGCTCCAGATGAAGTTGCAGTTGTTAATGATGTAGATGAAGTTATATCCATTATATTGAGTGTTATATCAGCTTCTTTAATACGAACAATAAAGTCACGGGCACTTGATATATCATCAGAATTCGGAATTACATCAACTTTGAGTAGATTATCAGTTAGAGCAGATGGTGCAAAATCGGTTATATTAATAACTCCAGTTGTTTGGACAACAGTCCCAGCATTTTCTACAACAGTAGTATCTACACCACCAACTATAGCACTTATCGATAATCCACCTGAAGAATTCAATTTGATAGATGATTCAGTATATGTATCATATACAAACGTTGTTGATACTATTGAACCTAAGTGTCCAGTATGTGGATAATAGAGTTCATTTTGATAGGATAGTACATATGAAGCTGCACCACCTATTGTTGGTATAAACTCCTTTCTCATCTTCAAACTAATAGAAATAGATTGAATAGAATTATCCAAATCATTGATAACATCTATTAGTTGTGAGTTATAATATACAGTATTAAATTTCTGTAAATTATTTGTAGAATAACTCATAATAGTTGTGAGAACCAAATCTTTTAAATCAGATGATGTTATTGCTGTTTTCTTACTATCAAATTTAACATCAACTATGGGAACTATATTAATATACTGTGGATTTGTCAGTACTGGTCTAATAGAACCAACCATTTTAGTTTTAATGTATGTTATAACATCACTCTTCTCAGTATCTGTCAAGAAATCAGAACCATATGGTTTAGCTGCAATATATACTTGACCATATCTTGGTGGATCATTATCTTCACCACCCCATACAGCAGTAGTCTCAATATTAGTAAAATTACTTTGAATCAAACTTCCATAGTCATCAGCAATAACTGCACGATCCTGTGCTTTAAAACTAAGTGGAGCATTGTTTCTAATAGAAGAATTAGTTTCTCTATCTGCCCCACCAGAAGCCCTACCAGATGCTGTGACTGTTACAACTGCATTATTAATTATATTACCAGATGCAAGAATACTTGATGCGGCTGTAAATGTATTGGCACCATTAGCTAATTTACCACCAGTAGTTAAATACTCAAATGTTATAACTTCACTATTATCTGCCGCCCGACCATAGGAACCATCACCAAAACGAATCTCATAATCACCATCACTATTCTCAAAAAGAAAATAGATGTATGATGTTTCATCTATATTTTGTTGATCTACATTTTTAATTAAGCTATATGATTTCGATATTACTTCTCCATTTTCCAATCCAGTAACTGATAAAGTAGATGTATCAATATTAGAAGATGGAATGATAAACCTTTGATTAGTATCAGTTGTATCGACAGTATATCTAAATGTTACAAATTCACCCTGTGATAATGTTACATCAGTTGCTGTAAAATTCTCATAAAGAACAGTATCAACTGTAGTCGTTGCTCCTTGTGATAAGTTAGTAGCAATTAAGTTCATAAATGTATAAGCGACACCATTGACTGTAGTAGAGAATCTGTTTCTACGATTATATTGTACAATTCCATAAGGTTCCCCTTCTCCATATATTCCTTCTAATGTACCTTTAGGAATTACAACAGTAAGATCGACAGGAATAGTTGACGCACTTCTACTCCTTGGAATATAGTTTAAAGATCGTGCAGCTTTTGTAAGATTCTTTCTTTGTTGAGCAGTTGCTAAGAACGATTCGTTGATTGCTGAATTAATATAAAATGCATTATAATGGGTATTATAAGCAAAGACATCTAACAAAGTATCAAAGCCAGAGGCATCAAAATCATAATCAGTATATGTATCTTGTGTTTTTAAAAAATTTTTAAAGTTAGTCTTTATTTGTTCAAAGTCTAACTCTGTAACCTTTAGATCTCTTCTTGCCATTAGTTATACCCTATTATTCAGATAATGACAGCATTGTAGTAATCCTGTCTATTACTGATGTTTTGTTTATCATATACTCTATAGAAACTTCAATATAATGATTATCAAGATCACCATCAACATTAACATTAAGCACTTTTATTCTTGGCTCCCCTCTTTCAACTATATTTACTACCTGTGATTCCACCATAGATAATTGATGATGGGAAACCACCTCAAATAAATTCAATTTCAAATCAGAACCATAATCATCACGAAAAGGCTTTTCTGTTTTCGCAGTAGTTAAAAGGTTTTCCAAAGCTCTACGAATAACAGTATCGTCCGACATCTTATTTAAATCGCCAGTATTACTATCAATCTCAAATGATAAATTGAGATCACTTAAAGATGTAGAGGTTCGTACAAGAGTTCCCATTATCTATATTTATTATTCCAAAAGAGTAGCAATCTTGAGTTTAAGTGCTATAACTTCACCAAGTCTTATTGACATAGCTGTTATGATGCCAGGACCAGCTATGCCAGGACCAACAGCTGTAATTACATCAAGTGTTAATACATTTGTTATTACCTCTTGAAGTAAAGTAGCAATACTATCTATAACATCATTAAGATTAGATGCAGCAGTCTTAAACGATAATTTACCACTAATACTACTAATCTTTAATTCAGAACTACCACCAACACCACCCACTATTTTATAATCACCACCAACTTCTGTAATATCATCACCTGTTATTGCAATATACTCCTTACCTAATGTGATTGTATATTTGTCTTTCTCTGTCTTATCTACTCTTGTTCCATCCTGATGAAACTCCGTAAATGAGCCACTCTTGTGGTAGATGTGTATTCGTTCTTTACCATCAGTATCATCAATCTCTATAAGATGACCGCTGGATGTTTCAATTACTTTATTGTGTGGATATTCTGCTCCATAACTATTACTTGGCTCTGTAATATTAGTTCCAATATGTTGAGTTGTTTTCTTAACATATTGAGATGCAGTGGATACTCCTGTGGAAGAGCCATCATCATTCCTTGCCCACTTACTTGTAGCTGGTTCAACACCATCGATGCCAGGAAGAGTTCCTATGATTATTGGCTTCTGTGCTTCGTCCCCATCAAGGAAGAACCCAATGACCCATTCGCCATTCGTTGGAACAGACATCCTTTTAGAGTCATTATATGTAACATGGGCCCACGGTAATGAATCAGTTGATACTTCTGCTGTATCAGTACTATGATATCCATGAGCACGAACACGCACACGACCCAAACTCAATGGATCGGCCACATCTTCTATTACGCCAGTAAATGGTTTGAATGTAAAATTAGGTAAAAACTCAGCCACCTGCATCTCCAATATGTGAATCTTTCACAGTTTCTATAGTCTGTTTATATAATCCCCCACCAGTTATTAAATGATTTACTGATGTTACTAAAACATTACCAGATATTATCGGATCAACACCTTCTGTCTCGCTGGATGGAAATTCAACATTAATTACAGTACTTGGAAGTATTGATATATTGCCAGGAATCTTAATCCTATAGACATAAGCATCCATCATAGAATTTTGTATTATGTTTCTCAACCTCGTTTTACTCGATTCGACAGCTAACATATTAGGATCAAATGATTTCACATACTCATTTTTCTCATTACCTTCTACCATACCATTATCAACGTAATTAAAATATTGATTTCCCTGTGAGCTGTCAGATGTATCTGAAAGAGATTTATATAATGGTATAGAATTTAAATGATCCATTTTATCAAATTCACTAAAATAATCATAATCATATGTTTGAATATTTCTCGATATTAAATCTACAGTATGTAATTGTGATGCAAACATTCCCTTTGTATTAGCATCTAAAGTATCAGTGTGTTTGAATGAATCAAAATCTTCTATCATAAATGGAGAAGATGATGTATCATCCTCTACACGATCACCATATATATAATTGAATGCAGGAGTTTGATGTAAAAGTGATGATACAGGTGCTATAATGTATGAAATTCTATTTTCAAAAAATACATAATTACTATTGTCTTTATTTCCACTAACTGACATTTTCAAGAGTTGTTTAATGGCTCTAAATGGTGTGACATTGGGTGCAATATAATTTATATCACCACTGGTTCGTTCTGTTACAATTTTTTTAGTTGTCTTTATATCATTTCTAAGAATATCTACTATAATATCACTTGGTGTCATACTTTTAAACGATCTTCTAATTCTCTTACCTTGATTAACAAATTGCTCATACGAGGAAAAATAAAGAACATATCGAGATCTTTGTGGAGTCTCTTTTTTAAAGTGTGATATTTTATAAACAAATCCATTTACTACAGATGTAATATCACCATCGTCAAATTCTATTGATATCAGCTCTTGGCCAATAATAGGAAGAAATGCATACACACCCATTTCATCTTGAATAGTAATATCACCATTAATCGTAGGGATATCAATAGATTCTCGTATATTAAGTGAAGTAAATATGCTAGATATATCGGTAATACTATTCTCATTAGCAACTATTTTAATGGATCGTACAGTTACTTTTGATTGATACATTTAACTTCCAAATAAAGTTTTAAGTTCTGTCTGTAGATCACGAAGACGTTCCTTTCGTACCAATTTTATACTTCGCTTTGCTTGGTTAAGATCAACCTCTCTCTGATAATTAGAAGTTAATGTATAATCAGTTCCAGATACCAGCGAATAGTTAGTAATAGTAGTTGAATCTATTGGTTCACCAGTAGCTATGATAAGTTCAGGTAACCCCAATAGGGATGCAACCCTGATATCTACGTAGATATCTTTATAAGCAACATTTCTATATACTTGACTTTG